CACCTGTATTCGATTGACCATAAATAAGGTTAGGGTTAAGGCCAGCAGCCTGAAAACGCTGCATTTGTTGTTGCGGAGAATTGTAGGCATTTTGGACGCCCCAAAATTCAAGGGCGTCACGTCGCTGCCGCTCATACATTGCAAGGCTCCATTTCTGAGCATTGCGCTGTTGCATAGCACTACCTACTTGCCCGACTAAATCCATTGGGCCGGGAAAATCCGGGACAGCGGAAAGAAGAAGTGTAGGATCCATAAAATTAAAGTTTAACGGTTAAACAATCGAAACGAACGTCATAAACGTGGTGTTCAGGACGAGTTTTAAAGGCCATAGGACGGCCAGTTGTGACAACACAATCTACATACTGAATAAAACCCTCAGTACGAACATCAACAACCAGACGCCAGAGACGCTGATGATTTAGTTTAATGTGTTGTCCCGGAGAAACGAAGGTGTACATAAGAGAGGAAGATTAGTTAAAAAATTAGAGGCGAATGCCTCCGCGAGTAACGATAACACCGAACGAACGGCGTTTACCGCCACGCCTACGGCGTGAACGAGATCGAAAATTTTTCATGTTATGAAAATTTAGAATTAAAAGTGTGCCGATATTACGTAGCGTCCGGCAGTTCCGCTCCACAAAGTTGCGCTAAACTTTCGGACTTTACCAAATAAAAGGCCCACTAAATTGACACAAGTGTCAATTAGCCATTAGAGACCAAGACTACTAATGGCTCGGCACGAGGGGTAAACGCAGAAACAGTACTAAGAGTACTGGTAGAAATAACGCACCCCCCTGCCTGAAAAAGGCAGGGGGGGCGAGCGGGCAGCAGCCGGAAAGGCTGCCCGCTAAACGTAGGCCTCGCTTACGCCGGCCTACTGATACACACACTAAGAGGACACAAGCAGCCGGAAGTACTCGCCCAAATATGCGCTCATTGGGCTGCTTGTCACACACTCACCCACTTGACGCCGGAAGGCTACTAAGGCAGCGTCCATTCCCTACGGTCATTACCCGCCGCGAGCGGTCACGCTGCGCTCTTGCCTTCGGCTTGCTCCGAGTTAACTATTGGTCGTTGCCCCTACTTGACTTCCTTAAGTTCATCAAGTTTGGCAGCAACAGCATCATCAAAGGCGCGCTTTGCGTCCTTTTCCTTTTGTGCAGCGGTGCGCTTGTCAAGGGCAGACCGGGTAGCATGAATACGCTCGGCATTTAACCGAGCAAAATCAATACGATCAGTCTTTTCCATCCGGTCAAACTCAGGAGGAAGGGTAGTATCGTCATTATGATAAACACCTTGCAGAAGCTCCGTACCGTCACGACGATAGCGCAAAATTAGCTGCTTTAAGGGAATAGACAGGTCAGGGACAGTAAGAGAAGGTTTGGTGAAAGTTTCACCAAGAGATTCATAGATAGGGTAACGAACACCCTTTTTAGAAACACCTTCTCCAATAGGTTTACGAGAATTAGAAATCACGATCAGAAATTTTAGAATTAAAGTTGGACGCCCGACCAAGTTTCTGTCTTTCCAAATATTCAGGAAAGGTTAGGTCGGCGTCATGATACACACGGTTAAATTCGAGAAGTTCAGCTTCAATAGTCTTTGCGACAGCATCCTGAATAATAGGAACTTGTGCCAGACGCTCACGCTTAGAGAATATCCGCTCACGATAGTACCGGGGCATGGAAACACGATAGCCGCCGGGCTTAGTACAATAAAGCCGGGAAATGTCGTCTTTGTGGTATTGCTTAATAGCAGGGGTGACATAAGATTCACCGAGACCTTTTGACATACCGGAAAACTCAGGAACACGATCATCGCGACCGTGTTTAGGACGAAACGAGGACTTGTCAATATACTTCATAACATATGAAATACTTTCCTCCGTAACCGTACCAACAACAATATCACCAAACGAGGAACCATCTAAAGACCAAGCCTTATGATATAGCTCCGGGTCAGGACACCCAAATACAATCGCATGATAATGCGGACGGCCACGAATAGTACCATACTCCCCGCAGTAATAATACTTAAGAGTAACACCGGGTAAAAGTTTGCGGAGCCGCTTCATAAAACGAGGATACTCTCCTTTATCCAAGGTCATAAACCCGTTAGGGGAAATAGGAACAACGCCAGTATCATAAGTTAAAGTCAAAAAATGACAGTAATCGTGTACCTTTTGCTCCTGGAGCAAACGAAAAACCCATTGGTTAACACGGCGGCGTTTACAGTTAGCACAACGCCCACAAGGAACAGGAACGCGCTCTTGTCCGGGAGAATCAATACCACCAAAAACCCAGATAGGATGATCACAAGCCATGATAAAAAGAGCAATTAAACTCATCAAAATAAACAAAACGGTGACGCCTTAAAAAAGCATAGTATCTCCGTCTAAATCGTAGGTATTGCATGACGAGGAAGTTTGCGACGACAGGAAACATGATTGAGGGTCTGGACAACAATATGATCTTCGTCAGGGTCGGTAACAGCGAAAATATCCAGCCTTGGATTGCACTCGATAAATTCAGCGTTCAACGGAGGAGGGTTGTTAATGTCGTCAAAAATCCGGCCATTGTGCCAAAACGCAAGCGTAGTACGAAATTGAGAAGCAATACGCGAAGGGGAGTACATATACTCGGAATAGCGTTTTTGATAACCAAAAACATGTTCAGGGTCAACACCTGTAAAGAGAACAGACTGTATCTCTTTGCGAAGTACAGGCTGTTCGCCAATCAAAGCAAAATCAGGCAAAGCATAGTCCAACGGGTTGAGACGGGTTAAAGAACGATGTAAACCGTCCTGATAGGCCGTATCAGGGCGAATAACCATAAGAGACAACAACCAACCATGTTCTTCGCAGCGATAGGTAGATGAACCAGTACCAGAAACAGCAATACCGTGACCAGCCATAGAACCGAGCGGCTGAACCTCGGCAGTATCCGCAGTTGTAGCAAGAACCTCGGAGACGACGATGTTAAACTTAGAACCGGAGATATACTCAGGACGCTGCAAACGCGCATCAGAAGACTGAACACCAAAAATTGTCAACAGAGTTTCAATATAACGCTTACCACCTGTGATGATCTTTTCTAAAAATTCCTGCAAGCGGAAGGCACGGCGAAGGTCTGTAATAAGGGCGGCATCGCTTTGGACGTCAACGGAAAGGGTACCATTAGGATCATACATGGCGCCGCCTGTATCCGGGTTAACCTGCATTCCGCCAGTAACACCAGACAACCACTGTCCCTGTAAAATATTGCCTGTGTCTGCATCACGTGCCATGCCCGGAGTGCCATCAGCAGGGTTTAAATTAACAGGTACATTGTCCTGAAAGGTAAGCGGAATCTGAACACCTGTAGCAGAATCCTGCGGGAAAGGTAGAGCAGTGGTAAAATAGTCCTTTTCCCAAGCAGCACGGAGAGGAGGAGCGAGAATAAAGGCTTGCCAGTTGTTCGAATTATCACCGGGAACAATAGTTTGAAAATCAGGCGTCTGTATGAATTGCTGTTTGAAAAATTCATCATGAATCAGACAATAAGCAGCAAAAGGCAACAAATTAACCTTGTAAGGGGCATTATTTGAATAGTCACCGGGAGGAACGCCCATAAAATCGGCTAACGAACCAACAGGTACAACATCATCAATAATAACATAAGGATTCTCGTCTGCTGAGTCAGCATCGAAAATCCAATCCGGAAAAGCAGACCACAAAATACGATTAGGCACAAAAAAGTAATAGCGTGAACCTCTAAAACGGTGCATAACCGGAGAACGCAAAGGAAGGAAACGCACGAAATCAGTAGCAGCAACATTCCAAACATCACCCGGAAGGCATTCCTGAGCCATTGTAGGAACCAACACGCCGGGATTTGTAGAAAACTTAAAATCGTGCGAAAGGTCAAACATATTTGTTTGAGGACGTCGAAACATCGAGTCAAGAAAAATATTATCTTTTCGTTTCATCGGAAAATAACAGAATATGTCCAAGCAAATGGACGGTTAAAATGTAGTGTAACCAACAAAGGAAAACACGGAGAACAACTAATACCGGGAACCATCAGGTTTGCGAATTTCGGGGTACTGCTCTAAAGGAATAGTAGTACCCGACGGGTTAAAAAGTTCTGAGAGAGACTGAGAAAGCAAACGATACCAAAGAGGGTCGCCGGGTCTAATGTCATCCTTGGAGAATTTAACATCAAGGTCTTTGAGGATACCCTCCTTTTTGGAAATTTCAATAGACTGGCGAATACGAGCAGTTTCAGCATTAAGACGGCGAATTTCAGCGTAGTTTTTAGTACGATCTAAAACCGTGTTAATACGTTGTTCACGAAGCGATAGCATACGTTCCGCAGCTTCAGAGATAGAAGAAGCATTCATAGCGGCTTCGCGAGCATCACGATTAAGTAAAACCTCGGTTTCGACACGGGTTTTTTGCAAACCAGCACGACGAGCATCCGAATTGATAGAGTAGAGAGATTCCTCCAAAGAATAATCCAAGCCAGCGCGCTTTGCTTGCCAAGCACGCAGGGAAGCATCCTGTCTAATAACCTCAGTCTGCGTTTCCAAATTATTGGCTTGCGCATTCTTTATCCGCAAATCAGCAAATAAAAGAGGATTCATAGAAGTACGGCCTTGAAACTTAGGCTCACGGAAATCAACAGGGGAAGCATCAGGAACCTGAATGGTGCCACCTGTATTCGATTGACCATAAATAAGGTTAGGGTTAAGGCCAGCAGCCTGAAAACGCTGCATTTGTTGTTGCGGAGAATTGTAGGCATTTTGGACGCCCCAAAATTCAAGGGCGTCACG